ATCCTTACAGTTCTTCTTCTACTTCCACCACCAGATCCATCAGTAGTACCAATAAGAACTTGTGCCCAAGGAAGATCTGTATCAGGAAGTTCAATAATATTAGGAGGATGATATCCCATAATACGAACACGATACCTATTTCCCCAACCAGATCCATTAATTTGAGTACCCTGAGCTTCTTCTGGTGCAACTTGACCTATCCACCATCGGAAGCCATCTCTTCCCACAAAATTAGTTTTTAATAATGATTCCTCGATTGACATTTTTCTACCTTATGTGTTCGTTCCGTATCTACCGAACGTATCTCTTATAACTTTTAATGCAGTCCATGATCCACCTGGTTCAAAATGATGACATAATTCTTTAATCATATAAAGACCACTTTGCTCAGGATCATACTCATTAGTATTCTCAGTACTTGATAATGGGAATTGACATTCAATTATATCACCAGCACTTAAATTAGTATTTGATGGTACAGTTATATTTAATGTTTGAGTAAACAAAGTATTATACCTCATAAGTGCCTGAGATTGATATTGCATAGGATCAGCATTAGAAGCAGTTGAAACTCCAACTTCAAAAGTACCAACATCTAATATTTGAGTTATTACTCTTGATGGCAAATCACCAAGAGTTTCGTCTCCATTCTTAGTCAATGGTGGTAAACTAATCTCTTTACCAAGATTCTTAGAATTACCAGCATAATCTTCAATTTTAAATGTTTTTGTTGGAAAAGTAAAGTTTAGTGGATTATAAAAGACTCTATTACTAGCATATGCACCCAATCTAAGTTTCTCTATAATATCTTCATTTCTACTAGTACGATAGTTAATAATATTATGATCATGATCATCTTCTTTCTTACTTACTTCAGTATAAGTATAAACTTCCTTTGCTGGTTGTGATATTAAATCATCAAGAGATTTGAACTTATAAGAATCCTTAGTCTGAAAGAAAACAAAACCTGCTGTTCCATCATCACTTGAAGTCTCAGGAACAGATTTTGCTGCTAACCAAGTTAATAAAGTAAATGGTTTTCTCATATTACCAATAAAACCATAAGTATTCTGTGTTGTATCAATTTCAATCTCTTTATTAGTTGCAAGATATTCTTTTAATATTATATCAACAGATTCAGAAATTTGTAATGTAGTTGGAAACTTTCTACCAACTCTGGAAGTTTCATTTGTAATACATTCTCTGGAAACTAAGTTAAGAGTAAAAGTTTCTTTTTGTGTTTTACTAATAATATTTGAAATACCAGAAACATAAAAGTAATTATCCTGATCACTAGAAAAATCTAAACCAGGATTATCAGCAGTATTACCCTTAATTTTCATTGCAACTCTTTCACCACCTCTTAGTGGTAAACCATTATAAATTGTCTGCAATTCTCCACCATCACCAGCAACAGCATTACCTGTTGTATAAACTTGAATTTTAGCAGTAATTGTTGGTGAAAATATATCCTCATAATAATCAATTGATGTTGCACCAAGAGATATATCAACAGACTTTGAACGGTCTGCCGATTCTAGGATTAACTCTTCATATATTGATGCGTCTATTGCTGCCATTTATGTGTACTGTAAGTTGTTTAGAGTAATTCTTCTTGCTAATTCACGTGAACTATTTACCACAATAGTTTTAGTGCTTGTAGTAGTACCTCCACCACCACCTCCACCAGATGATGTAGGAGAAACTGATTTTTGAATATAAATCACTTTTCCTTTTCGTTCTTGTGTTATAGAAGATACTTCCGTAGTGGGTTGAATAGGATTAGGTTGAATTTGGTCGGGAGTATTACCCATTCCATCCATATCTGTTCTACCGCCTGTCATCCAATCAAGAGAAGATCTCCATCCTAGGAATCCACGATTTCCTTCTTTTTTATCTTCAGTTTCATTTGTTAACGGTTCTTGATTAAACATTTCCCGTTCTTGATTAACAGCATCAAGATCTTCACCTGTTGCCATTTCTCCTACCTGACTCTCCTGACTCTGAGAAAATAATCCAGAAGTATTAACTAATGATTGTTGAGGTTCAGATGTTACTGCTTCTGATGGTGGTTTATTTTGTTTATCAAAATCAAATGCATTACCAGTTACTAAATCACCAAAACCAGCAAGACCTCTCATAAATCCTTTTGGTTTATCCTCTTCCTTTGTTTCATTTGGTGTTTGATCTCGTTTATCTAAATTCCAAGTATCGCCAGTAACAGCATCAACAGTTCCAAGAAGACCTCTCATAAAACCTTGTGGTTTCTTTTCTTCTTCTTGTTGTTCTTCTTGTTGAAGAGATTCTTCTACTTGTTGTTCACTAAACATCCAAGGATGATCTTTTGGATTAAATCCACCACCAGATGTTTGTTCTCCTCCTCCACCTCCACCAGAAGGACCAGAACCATCTAATGAAAAATTATTAGACATTCTTGTTGCTTCATCTATCTCTTGGTCAATCCCACCAAGAGATCTAATTGCCGACATATTTGCTTCTTTTGCTTGTGCTTCTTTACCTACAAGCTCTTTATTCTTACCACTTATAAATCCTATTCCCCATGAAAAAATTTGACTGACTGAACTAGCAAAATTTCCAATTGCACGAATAAATCCAGAAGCAATACTAACAACTTTTTGAATTTTTGATATTAAACCCTGAACACCTTTAATAATAATAGGTAAATGGTTAATTAACCATCCAACAAGTAAAACACCTATAGTATCTACTATTCTTCCGAAAATTCCTCTACTACTCTTACCAATAACTCCACCTAAATTACCAGCAAATCTTCTAGCACCACCAATATTTGATACTTCCGCAGAATCTTCAGCATTTTTTCTATTAACTGCCTGTCTTCTTCGATGAAAATTATTATCTTCAAATTGTAATTGCCTTCTCTTGAATCTATTACGATCCATCAAACTTAAACGCATCTTAGATGAAGATTCTTTAGCTTGATTTAATCCTTTACCAAGAGAAGAAACTGATTTTTGTATTTTTGTAATACTTATATTAGATCTAAGTAATGCCTGTTTAACTGCCATAATTTACACACTTACCACGTTAAAATTAGTTTGAGCAGCCATTGAGTAGATATTATTACTATCATTGGATGATATATTAGGTGTGGTATTAACTGGTCCACGTGAATTTCCACCACCACCTCCACCACCTGGAAATAGACCAGAAGTATTAACTGCAGGTATTTCAATAATCTGAGGAGGTGGTTCTTCTACTGGACCTATTTCATCTACATCCTTATTACCTATAAGTGGATTTAAAAGATTTCCTTCACTTCCCTTATTATCAAGATCAGTTAATCCACCTGTCATCCAATCAAGAGAAGATCTCCAACCTAAAAATCCACGATTTCCTTCCTTTTTATTATTAGGTGTAATCTCTTCTCCAGTTGTAGTTGGTTGTACTGTACCACCACTACCAGCAGGATCTTTAAGAAAGTTTTGTGCTTCTGTTACTTGTTCTTCAGTATACATCCAAGGTGTTTTTGTTATCTGAAGCATTTCAGAAACTTGTCCTGGATCTACTTGCACCTGTTCCTGTTTATTACCAACCAAATTAAGAGGATCCCACCACTGATTCTTTCCTTCTACTGTTTGAGTAATGCCTCCATCTGGACCTTCTGTTAAACCTGCTTGCTGTGCTTGATCACCTTGCATCCAATTATAAAGACCAAAACCTGCTGCAAGAGGAAGACCAAATTTCCCAAGCTTGCCTAATATTCCAGGTTTCTTTATTGCAGTAGTAGCAAGTCCACCAGCAGTAATAGCACCAGCAGTTTTAACACCACCACCTGCTAATCCAGCCCATGCTTTTGAAGCTAAATTCGCTATCAATCGAAGAAATGCAGCTAAAGGTCTAACGATTAATCCCCTAACTGCCATAGAACCTATTTTTGCACCAAGCCTGGCTATACCACCAATGACAGTACCAATACCAGCTAATGATATTGCAAGAACTATACCAAAAGTAATTAATCCTTTCCTAAGAGTCTGTTGAAGACTCTGCATTAATCCTGTATTTCCATTAAATTTTGCTCGTATCCATTCTATAAAATTATTAACTAACCATCCACCAAATAAGAATGTAAAAGCATTCATCAATCTTTGAAGACTAAATTGAACCTTTCCAGCTATACGTCTAACTGGAAACGTTACTGCATTTAATATTCTTGATTCTGCTCTACTTTCTGCACCAACTCTAGCAGCTTCTTGTGCAAGTATATCTTGTCTCTTTTGTTCGTTTGCTTGTCTCTGTTGTTCTAAAAAAGTATTTTGCGTTATCGTCTGCTGAACCTGTGCCAAAGATTGACTCACTGCACCCATCTGTGCTGATATATTAGCAATTTGAGAGGAAACATTCCCCAATAAAAAAGAATTCCTCTGTATTACATTAATTACTTGTGGATCAATCGTTGATTGATTTCCACCTGGTATAAGACTATTTGTTGGTGTTACCTCAGCCATTCCTTGCCTGTTGTGCTTTCAGATTTTCGTCTTCAATATATTGTTTTAGAAGAGAAAGATAAACTTCCTTTTCCCACGGAATCATATTTTCTAGCTCTGTTAAGCTATATTTATGGTGTTGCATCATGGCAAAATTTACTTTATAGTATGACTCAAGAGTTTCATGAGCCATACTTACCCGAAAAAACTTGTTAATCCCTCTAAAAGAATTTCACTTTCAACACCAGTTTCTGGATTCTTAACTTTAATATTATGAGAAAGTTTCGGCATTGTTTCAAAAAACTTTTCCACTTCCTTAAACTGTTTAGAACTTAACGATTCAATAAATTCATTAAGTTCTTTCTTAGTACAATCAGAAGATGTCCATGATTCCTCTTCACTAAAAATTTGATCAACACATCCTGTTATTAGATCGAATGTATCATCAACATTAATTTGTCCTTGTGCAAAATTATTTTTAATAAATTCACTCATCGAAGGATATTTCATCCTAAGAGTCAAGTTATCATCTAATTTAATATCTTTGCAATGTTCTTTATTATTTTGTATCTGAATATCATCTAAATTAATACTAACTGGAACTCTAGTTGTATTATCATCAGGGCAAGTAACTAATACTTCAACTTCTTCACCAACAGATTTTCCTCTAATATTAAGGAACAAATATTCAATATCAAATGTAGCAAGTTCATTAACTTTAATACCTCTACTTAAAATGCAATTTGATATTACATCTTTAACAGCAGAAGCCATTTGCTTTGGATCTTCACTCTCCATAGCAATAATAAGAACTTTTTCTTCTTTAACTAGAAATGGTCTATATCTAATTTTCTTTCCAGTTGAGGGTATCTCCAATTCATAAATGGGAGTATTAATCTTTGGTAATGCCATACTATAATTCAGGTCGTATATTTATATATAAGG